TGATAATAGTGCTTTTGCTCTATCTGTTTGTGCAGATAAACGTAACATGTTTACTAATTTGCTCATTTTAATAATGGTTTAATTTCTTTTGTATTTAATCCTCTATTCGATAATATACGACTAATTTGTGGGGTATCCAACAAAATGAGGTAATCTTTTGCTTCTTTACTTGAGCATTCAAAATAATCTTTAATATGGTCTATTAAGTCTTTATTAGGTTGTTTTACTTTAGATTTAATATATTTATTCCATTTATTATTTTTAGGGATAAATTCTTTATAAATAGAATATATCATTCTTTTTTCTTGTGGTGGAAAGTCTTGTACATAATTAACCACTTCAATATAATCAGGATTCATAGATAAAAATCTATGTATCATATAACTATTCCAAGCCTCCCAGTCTTTGTCTGTAAAAGACTCAACTGGGGGTTTGGTAGTATTAATTGCTTTTAACCAATCAAAGATATTATTCATTTAACAGAGTTCATCTTTTAAATCTTCCCTTAAATCTTTAGGAACTGACTCTTCCAGAATTTTATTTGTTTCCGGATCGTAAAATACTGGGATAGGTAATAGAGCATCTTCATCTGTCCCTGCTACGAAACGGGATACTTTACGTAAAATTACTCCTTGTTGAAAAATTGACCCACCATTAAAGTTTTTAACTTCAGTTGTGTTTTTTAAATCAATGTTTGGTCCTTGTTGTGGTGCTTGTTGCATAATTATTATTTATTATTAATTAAATTTTGGATTAACGACATTGTATTTATTTCCTTGTCGATACGGAAATTTGCTTTATATTGATGTTCATTTATTAAAATAGATGCTGTACCTTCTTTAGCATATAAATATTCAGATGATCTTTCATATAATGCTCTAAATAGTTCATCAAAATCATCTACATTAGCGTCTGCTATAATTTGACGTATATCATTATAACAATCTACTTTATTAAATTTAGATCCTTCTGATAAAGCATTAATTACTTTATCTATATAATTAGATGATATTAGTATTGATTGGTCTAACTTTAATGTACTATCTTGTGTAGATAACTGTATGGTATTGATACACTTACGTAAATCAGGATAGTATTGGTTAACTAGTGGTGCTAAATCATTTATGTCATGTTCAATAGATTCTTGTTGTAAAATCCAATTCAAATGTTTAGCAACATCCTTTTTAGTTGGGGGAACAATCTTAAGTACTTGACATCTTGACTGTAAGGGGTCAATAATACGTTCTACATAATTACAAGTTAAAATAAATCTAGTAGTTCGCGAAAACGTTTCAATAATGTTACGTAGTGAAGCTTGTGCTTGAATTGTAAGAAAATCCGCCTCGTCTAAGATAACTACTTTAAGAGGTTTAAATGAAGCAACAGATGCAAAGCTAGATACTTTATCTCTAATAGTTTCAATTCCACGTTCATCAGAAGCATTAATATAAAGATGATCACAATCTAAACTATTAATAATAATCTTTGCTAATGTTGTTTTACCAGTTCCCGCAGGACCATAAAATATAAAATTTTGTATATCGTTTTGGTTTAAATAGGCTGATATAGATTTTTTGATATTTTCATTACCAACATAATTATTTAATGTTTTAGGTCTATATTTTTCTACTAATAAACTATTGTCCTGGTTCTGAGTATTCGCCATATAAACTATATGTTTTAATTGGTTCTGGTTTTATTTCTATTTCTTCTGATTTGATAGCATACAATTTACTGCTTAAAGGTTCTAATCTATAATGACCTTTAAATCCAGTTTTATGCATATACGCCTCTAAAGTATCAGTTATACTAGTATGCATTTTACCCTCGGGTTCATCAACTAGTTTCCAACGATCCCCTGGTGGTTGTCTTAAAGCTATTAATACTTTATCTTCAATAATTTCTATTCCCATAATAATCAATATACGAAAAATAAATGGGGGAGACAACAGTCTCCCCATTTAAATTACTTAGATTCTGCTACAGATGCTTTTTTATAATCTGTAATTACCCTTTTAATAGATTGTGCTGCTTTCCTTGCGGTAGCTTGGCTTTTTTTAGTGGTACCACTGTTGTTTTCTGCTAAGATATTGAAATTTTCTTCAATTATCTCAAAAATTTGATCTTTTGTCATTTTTATTTATTTATTAATTATTAATTTACATCATACCCATCATAGATGGATCTATTTGAGGTTGGTTATTATCATCATTTGGTTCATTTACTACTGTACATTCTGTAAGTAATACTGTACCTGCAACTGATGCTGCATTTTCTAGTGCTGTTCTGGCTACTTTAGTTGGATCGATAATACCTGCTTCTTTCATATCAACAGTATTATCTGTTTTAATATCATACCCTAACCAACCATCATTTTCAGAATTAACTAACCCATCAGCTATAATTTGTGCTTTAACTGAGTCATGACCAGCATTAACTAAGATTTGATTAAATGGTTTAGCACATGCTTCTACTACAATAGCTGCACCTGTTGATTTAACTTCAAGGCCAGATGATGCGTATAGTAATGCTGTTCCACCACCAGGAATTATTCCTTCTTCAATAGCTGCTTTTGTTGCATGTAATGCATCATCAACTCTATCTTTCTTTTCTCTCATTTCAGTTTCAGTATTTCCACCTACATGGATAATAGCTACACCACCAACAAATTTTGCTAGTCTTTCTTGAAGTTTTTCAATTTCAAATGGAGTGGATGCTTTGTCGATTTGTTGTTGTAATTCATCAATACGTGCTTCAATCTGTTCAACTCCTCCTTTTCCATCTACAATTGTAGTTTCTTCTTTTCCTATAGTTACTGTTCTAGCTTCTCCAAACCAATCCCAACTAAATTTATCTAATTTCATACCTTTTTGGGTATCAAATACTACACCCCCAGTTGTTAGAGCAATATCTTCTAAAACTAATTTACGTCTATCACCAAAATCGGGTGCTTTAACAGCACATACTTTCATTGTACCTCTCATTTTATTGACAATAAGAGTTGCTAGTGCCTCATTATCAATATCCTCAGCTATAATTAAAAGAGACCTTGCTTGTGTTGATACACTTTCTAAAATAGGTAATAATTCTTTAACTTGAGTTAATTTTTGGTCTGCTATTAAAATAAGAGGATTATCTAAAGTTGAAGTCATGCTACTATTATCTGTAACAAAATATGGGGATTTATACCCTCTATCAAATTGTAAACCCTCAACAGTTTCTAAATATGTTTCTCCTGTACGAGATTCTTCAATATGAACAACCCCTTCTAACCCTACTTTCTCAATTGCTGTAGATATTAACTTTCCTGTTTCAGGGTCGTTATTCGCTGATATAGTTGCAATTTGTTCTAATTGTTCCTCCCCCGAAATATCTTCTGATATGTTATTTCTAAGATTATCTACTATCTGTTTAACTGTGGTGTCTATATCACGTTTGATTTGGACAGCATTTTCGTTATTATTCAATGCTGCTAAACCTGCTTTAATCATTTCGCGTGCTAATAAAGTAGATGTAGTAGTCCCATCACCCGCTTTTTCAGCTGTTTTGATAGCAGCTTGTTTTACTAACTGTACTCCTAATTCTTGATTAGGGTCTTTTAAAGTAATTGCTTTAGCAACAGTAACTCCATCTTTAGTTGATTGAGGAGCACCTTGTTCATTTGCAATTACTACATTTCGACCATTAGGTCCTAATGTTGATACCACTGCATCCGCTAGTATATCAATTCCTTTTACTAAATTAGTTCTTGCTTCAGAACCTAATATAACTTGTTTACTCATATTAAATATCGGTTAAATTTTCTTGTTCATTTTTAGTTACTTTAGTTTCTGCTAATATTTTTTCTACACTTAATGTAGATGTAATTTTAGCTAATACTTGATTCCCAGGTCCTACATAGTATTCTTCTCCATCGTAAGGTAATTTAGTAAAACCCATTGTTGGTAATACTACTTTATCTCCTACATTAAGAGGTAGAGGTTTTACAGTACCATCTTGTAGCATCCTTCCAGGTCCAACTGAAATAACTTCTGCTGTTTCGTTTTTTTCTTTTCCTAAGTCTGGGACTATGATATTCCCGTAGGTTGTTTCTTCAATCTCGATCGGTTTAACTATAACCGCATCAAATAGTGCTTCTAAGGCCATCTGTATAATTTTTAATGTTAGTTTCTATTAATTTAAATTCCTTTAAAAATTCACTTAGTGAATTATATTCTTTTTTAGTATGTAATTTTTCTTTAGCAATTTTTTGAAGTGCTTGTTGAAATTCAGGGTAATACCCCTGAGGTTTTGAATATTCAGTCCCCTCTCCTTTAGATCTAAAATGATCTTTATTTGGGGTAATCCTTTCATTTACTGTAAAACATAACTCATCTTTGGTTATGTAATACGGATCCATTAAAGGGTCTGAAATTGTTGTGTGTGATTTTGCTTTTCTAGCCATATATAACTTATTTATTTAGACGTGAATATACGAATAATATTGCGCTAGGACACGCTTTTTTGGTAAAACTTTTATTTTATTTTGATTGTTTTTGCTTTTTTAGATTCCGCAATAGGAATAAATAGATGAAGCAAACCATCTTTCATTTCTGCTTCTAATTTTTCAAGTTCGAATTTAGATGCTACTTTATAACCTAAGTTAAAAGATCTAGAAGCTAATCCTTTATAGATGTAACCACTATAATCAAACTCTTCGTCATTAGGTTTATTATAGATAATCTTCAAAAGATCTCCATCAATTTCTAATTGGATGTCTTTTTTAGTTAGACCAGTACAGGCAACTTCAAAATGAAGTCCTTCATCGTCATAAAAAATATCTAGTGGGTGTGGTTGTTTGTTTTCAAACGTTGTTGGTTGGAAAACTCCGTCTGTCTTAAAAAGGTTACGGAATAGTAAGTCGAACGGTGTACGCTCATTGAATAATGTACTCATATCATTTGGTTTTTGTGAGGCCGAAGCTCTCGATTAATTTATTTTTAAATATAACATCGTGCCCTAGCTACAATTTATATTCCATTATACATATAATATAAAAAGGAAAAATTGATATTCCAAGTATTTTTTATTTTATTGATACCATCCTGTAAATCCTATTCTTTTATTTGTACATGCTTGAGCTACTTCCGTTACTAAATGAGGTGTACCGGATGTACCCTGTCCTTTAGTATCAAAAATGGTTAATGAGTTAAAGGGGGGAACTACAACTTTATTTACTGTATGAAAATCCTCTTCCATTCTAAAAAATAATCCCCCATTTTCAACTTTCCAATTTTTAGATAAATGGTATACAAATGCTAATCTCCCATTATCTCCATCAGTATGAGGACCATTAAAGTCTCCAGATGTGTAACATGATACAAAGGTATCACCTATATTTGTAAATAAATTGTTGTAACCCGTTATCTGAGTTAAATATTGGCAAAAGTCAGGGGTAAAAAAATGTTCTAAATAAGGATGTAAATCATATTTAATACTTGAAGGGTTAGTTCTTTTGTACATATAAGCAAAACCCCCTTCATCTAATGTTTTTCTACTATGTTTTATCCTATTGTCCTTAGAAGAATCATCACTTGAAATTAAGGGCATATAATAATGTTCATGAGGTATAAAATCAGGATATATTACATACTTCCAATCCTTTTTATTAAAGTAATAGCTATGAACTTCTTTGGCAGCTTTATCAGTTAAAACCGGAGTTATACTTACTGCTCTATTTTTTTTAAATTCTTCTTTTAAGGGTTCAAAGTTTGGTAAATCCATCATATTATTTTAAAACTTGTACCCATTTATTATCTGAGTCTAATTTAACTGATCCTACAAATAATTCTCCCCAATATTCAGGTTCAATTAGTGAAAGAAATAAATTTTCGTTTTCTCTTTGATATAAAAAATAAATATGTCCTTTAACTGGTATAAAACTAAAATCTGATTTATTAACTAATTCATTCCATTTATATAATGAAATTAGATCAGCATATTCTTTTTTTAATTCCGCAAATTTAGTTGATAAATAATTATTTACATCCACAGATTGCTGTACCACCCAAGAGTTAGTATCAGGTATTTCTATTTTAGGTGCAGCTACACTATCACCATAAGGCATTACAGCCTTACTTTCAGCATACATATCTGGTTTTTTATTACTCATTTCTTGCAATAAAATATTCACTTTCTGTTTCTTCTGTTGTAAAATTTGCTTTTAGCATACCTACTTCTGATATTTTTAATGTACCACTTTCCATATCTTTATTAGCACTTAATATATCTTTAAATATGTCTGAATCAAAGGGGATTTGAATATCTCCTTTAGTGATATTTCCTCTGAGTTGGTATGTAATTTTATTTGAAAAACCTGTATTATCACCAAATATAATTTCGCATATATTTACTCCATCAAAATCCGTAGTAGTAGTAATTAGCATATTGTTTACATCAGCTAAAGCACTTTTTGCTTTAATTAAATGGTCAATATCTTCTCTTGTTAAATCAATTTGTATTTCAAATTCTTCAGGATCTTCATAATAAGTGTTTTTACCTAAAATTAAAATATCAGCTAATGAATATGTTAAATCAAAATTTAAATCAGCAATATTCATTTTAGTATAAACCGCTTTAATTTTTTCAAGAGATATACTTAACTCACCACTAGTAATAGAAATTAATTTACTAAGTTTATGTGTATCAAAAACACCTAATTCAGCATCTTCTAAGTTAAAGTTGTTGTGTATTACTTTACATACCCTACCATTATCACCTGCGTAGACTGTAAGTTGGTTATCTTTAATGCGCCATTTTACTTGATTATTTAATCCATTTAAATAATATTTTGAAATGACTGATGTTAATGTGCTTTTATTTATCATAACTATAATATACGAAATTTATTTTATATCTCAAAGGATGCTAATGCATTTGTGTAAGGATTTAAATCTAATGACCATTGTAAATCACTAAAGAATCCTTCTAGTTTATTTAATAATATTGAATCAAATACTTTTTGCCTATCAGCATACCTATTTAAAAAATCTTGTATTTTTTCTGGTATATCATAGTCAAAAAAAGCTAATGCCTCTATTTTATAAGGATTATCTTTACAATAAATCCATTTTACTTTATCAGCTTGAGTAATTAAA